TATTCATTTGTAAACATAAACTATTTATAAAATATGAGTTTAAATTCCTTAATTAAAAAAATAATAAAAGAAGAAACCGAAGAGTGGGTTGATGTTAGTCCTGAAGAGTATAAAGAACTTTTGGATTATGTTAATGGTGATGGTTCATTTATTAAAAGACTTCCTGACTATGTCGGTAAAAAAATTAGAATTACCGGTGAATTAGATCTTAGAGGGAATAAAAATGTGACAAATATAGATAGTGTTGATTTAGTAGAAGGGGATTTAGATATCAGTTATACCAAAATTCCATTTTTTGATAAAAATAAAGTAAGAGGTAGATTTGATTATTGGGGTTCTGAAATGCAAAGATTAGAAAAATTAAAAATCCATAAACAAAGACTTGCACATCAAGACGTATTAAGACAGGATGATGATTGGAATGTTGAAAATGATGACAAAGAATCAAATGAAACTGAAGCCATTTTTGAATATCTAAAAGAAAGTGGAAACGTAGAAGAAGGCGAAGATAAGTATTTTTTATTTAAAGAGAATTATAATCATTATGGTAATTCAAGTGTTTATTTGTGGTTAGGATCAAAAAACTTTGAAAGTGAATATGTTGTTTATGAAGGTGATAAAATATATGATGCGGCAAAAGAAAAATTAGAATCACTAATTGAAGAAGTTGGTTTTGACGCATTCAGAGAACACGTTTGGGAAAACCATATTGATGAAAGATACGTAAGAGACTACCTTTATGAAGATTATAGTGAATATATTAGAGAAAGCCCCGAAGATTGGAATATAAATAAAGAATTAACGGATCAACAAAAACAATATTTAGAAATACACCAAGCAAATATTGATAGATTAAATCAAAAACTTGAAGAAGGCGGATTAACTGATGAAGAACAAGAAGAAATTGAAAACGACATTTACGACTACGAACAATTAATGGAAGCCACCAAAGAAAATCCAGAAGGTGACTACAACGAACAAGAAATTGAAGATACTATTGAAAACATGGTTGATGATAATATGGACGAGATATTTAACATATTAAAAGGTAGAGGTTATTCTGATCAAGACCTTTTAGATTTTGTTGATGTTGAAGCAGCTATCGATTACGTAATTAGATCTGATGGGTATGGACACACTTTAAATAGTTATGACGGAACAGAAGACTCATATAACATCAACGGAGAGGAATATTATGTTATGAAGATATAACTAATCATTTACACTAACCAAAAAAACAACTATTTTTTATCTAAAATATTTTAATGAAAACTGACTGGTTATTTCAAGACCCCATAGATTTAGAACACAAACAATTAACCCTTTTAGGTTATTTACAAAAATTAGACAAAAATTTAAACAGTTTTAAATTATATCCACAGTTTCAAGAAATATCATTACATCTTGCTAGTATCAATCTTTTAATTGAAAAAGGTCAAATACTAACTCTTAATAGAACATTAAAGGACCCTGATGATGAAATATTAATATCAGATTTAATACCGGTTGATTGTCCATTATTAACAAAAGAAGAGATACTTGATGTGTACCACATATGTTACTCATCAACAAAACTGACCGATTACTTCAATCACGCTAAAGCGATTTGGGATATTGTAAATGACACAGTTTCAATTGACCCTGTACAAAACCCAAAAAACATTGAACCAAAACAAGGTCTTTTCTTTTTAGATTATGGTAGTAAGACTTATCTATATGAGTTTATTATAAAACCAATTAAGAAAGGAAACTTAGAAACAAAATGTCACATAAAAAGAATATGTGAATGTCTAAAAGGAGATTTTGATGAAAAATTAAAAGAGGTAAAAAAACCACTAATTAAAAATTTACAGGACCCAAAGGTTCATAGTAAATTGATTGTTTTTACTATTAACCACAATAATAATTACCCACTCAAAGAAACATTAATTCCTATTGCTAAAAGGAAAATAATGAACTACATGATCCAATCAAAAATTATTAAACACAAAAATTTGACAAATAAAATTTAGTTTTATATTATTGAAATAAAAAAGTCATGGTAGTAAAACAAAGATCATTAAACGAGTTAAGACAGGAGAAAGAGTTTGGGTATAAACACCCATCAGTTCAAAAGAAAAAAATTAATGTTGACCCACAACATATAATCAATTTGGTTAAAGAAAACCCAAATGATATGGAGCTTGGAAAAAAAGTGAGAGGTTATTTAATTGAACTTGGGATTTATGGGTAATGAACAGGTAAACCACCCCCAACATTATGGAGGTGAAGATAACATTTATGAAGCAATCAAAGTCATTGATGCTTGGGATCTTGGATTCAGTTTAGGAAATACTATCAAATACATTTCAAGAGCCGGTAAAAAAAATAAAGAAAAGGAATTGGAGGACCTGAAGAAGGCGTTGTGGTATTTACAACATCATATTGATACATTAGAGAAAAAATAATAGAAACAGGAAAAATTATAAATGGTGACTGCATTGAGGTCATGAAAACATTACCTGAAGGGTGTATTGACCTTGTAGTTACAAGTCCTCCTTATGGTGTAGGTATTGCTTATGATGTACACGAAGATGATATGGAGTTTGAAGATTATCTTGTATTTGCTAGAAACTGGCTTACAGAGACTTATAGAGTATTAAAAGATGATGGTCGTATTGCATTAAATATACCATACGAAGTTAACAGACAAAAAAAGGGTGGGAGAATTTTATTTGTTTCTGAGATGTATCAGTTGATGAAAGAAATTGGTTATGGGTTTTTTGGTTTAGTTGATTTAGAAGAAGATGCCCCTCACAGACTTAAAACCACTGCTTGGGGTTCTTGGATGTCACCATCATCACCATATATCTATAACCCAAAGGAGTGTATAATTTTGGCGTATAAAAAACAACATATAAAAAAGGTTAAGGGCGAACCACAATGGAAAGGAACACCAACGGAGATTGAACAGGAAGATGGTACTATAAAAAAGAAAGTGGTTTATGAGGAACAAGATAAAAAAGAGTTTATGGATCTAGTATTTGCTCAGTGGAAATATTTCGCAGACACTAAATCACTCACCAAGGCAACTTTCTCCATGGACATACCAACTAAAGCGATTAAGATATTGTCCTACAAAAACGATATAGTTTTAGACCCATTTGCCGGTTCAGGAACAAGTTTGGTGGCCGCAGAAGTGCTAGGAAGAAGATGGTTAGGTATAGAATTATCACCAAACTATACGGAAGTTGCGAGGACAAGAGTAGAATACTTTAAAAAGTTAGAAGAAATTAAAGAAGACCAACAGTAATGTTGGTTTTTTTGTTTTAGTTCATATTTATTTAATATGAAAAAACTACTTAAAGAATCAGGTATAAGGGACATAAAACAAATTGCTAAAAGATATAAAAAGGCTAAAATTTATTTTCACCAAGACTTAGATGGGGTAACAACCGCTTTAGCTATGAAAAACTACCTTGAACAAAATGGAATCAATCTTGTTGATGCTGAGGTTATACAATACGGTGCTAAAGAATTTGCGATTAAAAAACCTGAAGGTGAAGGTGATGTGATGCCAGTTTTAGTTGATTTTGCTCACGGAAAACCAATGTTTGTTATACACACTGACCACCACGATAGTCAAGCAGGTGTTGAGGGAGATACTGCAACAAGTTTCAGACACGCAAGATCCAATGTCGAAACAATATCACAGATATTATCACCAAAAGAAATTTTTACCGCAGACGACATATTATTAATCTCAACAGTTGACTCAGCAAACTTTGTTGCAAATAATATAACACCAGAAATGGTTATGAACTACCTTTTCAAATATGATAAAAATGAGTCTTTGAAAAGAAATAAAATGTTAATGGGGCTTGTTGTTAATAAATTACTTTTAGCTTATAAAGGAAAACCAAATTTTTTAGAAGAAATTGTTTTAAATGCAAAACCATCTCTTTTAAGTATTCTTAATTTTATAAAAAAAGTAGCATTAGAAAAAGGTTATGCTAGTCCTGAAATATTAACCAAAAATACTGAAGACTACGTACAAAGTAGAAAAGATTCAGGTGTTGAAAGAACAGGTAACATCTTGTCACAATATGGTTTTGGTTCGGCAACAAAACCCGGATCTTATGATAGGTACACACCATTTAGAAATAATCCCGACGCTGACTTTCTTGTTACGGCAATGCCATTTGGTGGTGTTCAAGCATCTTGTAACCCATTTAAAGAAAGTAGAGCACTTAAAGGTATAAATTTAGGTGAGATAAAAGATCAAGTTTTATTAGACTTTAAACCAGAATTACAAAAACAAATACTACCATTTAAAACCATCAAAAGAATAGCTGAAAGAGAATCAACAAAAGAATCTGTGGGGTTTACCTCAAAAGACATGATGGCTCTTTATGGTTCGATGCCATCATACAATTCAGACACACAATCAATTAATGGATACGACTTTTTAGTTGCAAATTCAGGAGGACACAAATGTATTACAAATATTTCAGGAATTAATTTCTTATATAGTGGTTACGATAAACCATATACCAAAGATCTACCAAAAGAATCATTACCAATTGCATTTTATGAAGGTGATAATAGTTTTATTAAAGATATAAAACAAAAACTTTTAAGATTTAGAAAATTATCAGAAAAACAAATACAAGCAGCAATTAGTGGAATGAAAAGAGAGGGGATCAATACAGACTCATTAATGAATGTAAAACAAGAAAGAGGTTTTTTAGATTTAGTAAAAGAAATGAAAGACAGGTTTGTTGATATTTTAAATCAAAAAATGAATTCAGAAAATGAAAGTATTAATGAAAGTTATGATAAAAAAGATATTGCAACATTATTAAAAAAACACGTTAAAAAAGAAAAAACATTAAATGAAAACGATTGGAATTATATAATAAAAAAAGTTAATGGTGTTATTGATAATAGAGGACAGTGGGAACATCCCGGAAAATGTACAATGATTGAAAGTAATACTATTACCATGAAAAATGTTGATTACCCTTTAGTTGGAATAGACAATACAGGACAAATGAAATTAATGTTACCAAACATGAATTATGAATTTCCAGGAGAAAAAGTATTTGAAATACCCTGCATGGGTAAATATAAAAATCTTGCAATAGAACTATTAAGAATATGAATCTTTACGAGAATATATTAAGAATCAATCAATTAATAAAAGAAAACTCTACTATTGAAAACTTTATACAAAAAGGAGAGTTAAATATTGTGCCAGGTGTTAACATTACATTAGTAAAGGAGAAAGATGAAATAATTGGAGAAACCAATTTAATTGATATGGATAATGCGTATTTGAACGATTACTACTTGAATAATTTTCTTAAAAATGATTCTAATAACATGAATGAAAGTAATGGTGATATTGTTATAAATAATTCTAATACTTTATATGTTCATGATGTGAATGTTGATGAAAGTTTTAGAGGAATGGGTTATGGTAAAAAAGTTATGACTAAATGCCATGAAGTTGCAAAAAAAATGGGTTATGACAACACTTGTTTAATAGTACAAAAAGAAAACACACCGGCGGTTTCCCTATATGAAGGTTTAGGGTATCTAACAATCAAAGAAGACAATTTAAGAAAATTTATGTTGAAAAAATTATAAAATAAAAGTTTTTTTAATTTTACAATATATTTATAAAATACCTCTGACAAAATTCATTATTTTTTTTAAAAAACAATTGACAGTTTAGAATTAATGTTTTAGATTTGTAAAACAATTAGGAAACGTCCTAATAATAAATTGAAATAATGTTAAGACATGAGTGAAGATCAAGTTGTAAATGAAATTTACGCCTACATCAATAACGAAGGTCAGAAAGTATATACACCTAATTATCAGTTTGCTGATATCATGGCTAAAAAATACGGAACTGACAAGGTGTACGTAGAAAAAAATTAACAAAGTACTTGTCTAATTGAAAAAAAAGACTTAACTTTGTAAAAGATTTGAAACTAAAGGAGATGAAAGATACTCGTTGTCAAGTCTAAAAAACGTTCTTTGAAAAACTAAAACCGACTGAAATTGTCGTCACAATTATAAAAAGCGAATTAACACCTCCCTTTCTTTAAGTGTGAAACTAAATTAAGTCATTGGGCCGTGTATGGTCCATTAAAATAAACCACGAAAGTGGGATAAAGTGAACCTAACGTGT